CAGGTGGGCCGACGGGGCAACTCTATGGCATCCCATAATCATGTGTCAATGGGATTCCATAGATATTTCTCGATGCCAATAAAAAACCCCGCATGGGCGGGGTTCGCTTATGTGGCATTGGCTCTATCTGAGCATTCGCAGCTCCACCAGCCGATACAACTCAGGCGGCCAAACGGCTCCGAGCTTTCGCGATTCGGCCATGTGTTCCCAGAGTACTGCCCAGCTGAAGGTGGACGAGCTCAGTGCTTGATAGGTTCCGAGCATTTCAGCCACAAGCCTTCTTCGATGCATCGACACCCTTAACTTTGAATACTGCACCCATACGGTCAGTGCCAGAAGACCTATGCCGATCCATGTGTTAAGCGCGAAGCCAAAGCCCAGAACACAAAGCCAAATCACCCACAGAAACAGCGACCAACCTACAAGGGCCGCTCTCAACCCGAAAGGAATAGACTGCTTTCCAGCCTTCATCATCCTCCAATGGACCAGAGTAGCGTTCACTTCTGCATAGCAAAGACTATCTGCAACGAGCCAATCAGCATGATCGTGTTGAACGACTGACGGTAAAGCTATGTACTCTGCGGCCAACGGTTTTACATAGTTTCCGGCGACGTAGGTGTCCGTGATGGTCATCTGATCCAACGGCACATGGCGCCAAGTGTTCCCACCGTCGGCAGGATCAAGGCCGCCGAAGTATGAGTCCACCCACGCTACGAAAGCCCATTTGGCGGATTCGTCTGTACAGTTTTCTGCGGTTCGCTCAAGCCACTCCTTGGAAACGCTAGACATCAGTCCGCCCATCCTCCAATCCAGTGAACACGGCCGACGACCGTGATCGGTTCTCGTTTCGAGTCCATCCGCCGCGGCTTCTGCCAGTGGTGATCGCCCTTGGGGTTATCGCTGCTGAAGAAGACCGTGCCGTCCAACACCATGGCCCTCTTCACGTAGTACTCGGGGTTGGCCGCGCCATGCACCTGGATCAGGTACAGACAGCCGTCGATCACCCTGGTGTCTGATGTGTCGAAAAGGATTGCGTCCCCGTCCTCGATGGTCGGTTCCATCGAGTCGCCCTTGCCGTAGTAGATCGCCAGGTTGCGGCCGTAGATGCCGCGGCGGCGCAGGCTCGCCTTCTTGAACTTCAGGCTGTGGGTCTCGGCGTATTCCTCTGCCTCAGCGCCCGCGGCCCCCAACCCCACGGCCTGGGAGTAGCCGATTACGTCGGCGTAGTCATCTTGGTCAACGGCGGCCAGTCCTACTTCCATCGGGCCCTTGCCAGTTTGGAGCCACTTCGCTGAGACGCCCAGCGCCTCGGCGATCAACGGCAGCTGCGTGGTTCCGGCTTGGTCGTTGTTCTCGATTCCGGCCAAGGTGGGGTACTTGATCTTGGCGGCCTCGGCGAGCTGAGGCCGCGACATCCCGCGCACGCGCCGGGCTTCCTTGATCCGTTCGCCAATCGTATTCATGGGCGCGAGCATTACGGAAAACCATTATGGGATGTCATTGACAGATGTCTATGGCATCCCATAGGATCGGCGCATCCCATAGGAACGCGCACATGGAAATCACCTGGGCAGACCGAATCAAGGCGCTCGAACAGCGCGGCTGGTCCCTGACCGAGATCGGCCGGGCCATCGGCAAGTCGCCGCAGACCGTCAGTGATCTGAAGCAGGGCCGGACCAGAGAGCCGGGCGGGATGGCTGCGGTCAACCTGCACCACCTGTACAGCACCGGCGCTCGTCCGCCGGAGGCGGCCTGAACCATGACCGCCAAGACTTCGAATCTCCTGGAAGCCGCGCACCGCCACGTGTTGTCCTGGGCCGCCGCGAATGGTGGTGTGCCCGAAGGCTACGCCGAGCGGGCCCTGGCCGAGATCGCATTCTGGCGCAGCGTCGAAGCGCACACGAGCGTCGAGTTCGCAGCCTCCATGTTCGGCCAGTGGCAGGACGAGCGCCTGTCTATATCCGATGGCACCTGACATGGCCACCTCACACCGGCTTGGTGGGGAAGGGCACAACAACGCCCACCGCACCGGCCGCCATCGGCTCGCGCTTCTTCCGCTTCAGCGGTCGCACGTGGGTCTTTCCCCCCGCCCTTACGAGGGCAAAGCACCGCTCACCGGTCCAGATCATCTGGACGACGTTTCCGTGGGCATTCCGCAGTGAACCGGGCATCGGGGCCTTCCGTTGTGGTGGGCCTCCATTTCCGCCCCCAACCCCCTGGCAAGAAAAGGCAAATCATGGAAATCACTGACAACCTGACGGATCCAACTGGACGGCTTCACCTGGGCATCTGCGTGACCAGGAAGCCGAAGGACGCACCGCTGCAGGTCGTGCGGCAGATCGAGTCGCCGGACCAGGCGCTGGCCATCGCGATGAAGGCCGGCGACCACAAGCTGGCCAACGTGGCGGCAGCCATCGGCAAGTCGGAGAGCTACGTGTCGCGCATGCGCCGCGGTGTGCGTCCGATCCCGCGCCGGCTCGTTGGTCCGCTGTGCGCTGCGACCGAATCGAATCTGCTACGCCAGTTCTTCGACCTGCAGGCTGCCATGGAGCCCCCGTGCTGGCGCTCGGAAGTGTCGCGCCTGGCCGGGATGCTGAGGGCTTCCTGATGGCTCGCATTCGCACCGTCAAACCCGAATTCTGGTCCAGCGAACAGGTGATGGAATGCTCGCCGATGGCTCGTCTGTTGTTCATCGGCCTGTGGAATTTCTGCGATGACGGCGGCAACCACGTTGCCAGTGCGAAGACCATCAAGGCCGAAGTGTTCCCCGGAGACGATATTTCCTCGTCGGACGTTCAGGGATGGCTCGACGAGCTGTCGTCGAATTCCTTGATCGCCTTCTACACCAACGCTTCCAAGGAGTTCCTGCACGTCACAGGCTGGAAGAAGCACCAGAAAATCGACAAGCCGACGTACAAACATCCGGCTTATTCGGATGATGATCGACGAGGCCTCGACGAGGCCTCACCCCCGGAAGGGAAGGGAAAGGAAGGGAAAGGAGAAAAGCCCCCCCATACCCCCCCGGCTGCCGCCGAGGGGGCAAAGCCAGGGCGGAAGAAGCGGGAGAAGATCACCTTCGCTGCCTTCCTCGACCAGTGCCAGGACGCCGGCGAATCGGCCATCCCGAGGACGGACCCGATCTTTGCCTTCGCCCGTGACGCTGGGATCCCGAAGGACTTCTTGCACCTGGCATGGCGAGAGTTCGCTGGCAGACACCGCGACAGCGGAAAGATGCAGAAGGATTGGCGCGCCCACTTCCGCGATGCCGTTCGCCGTAACTGGTTCAATCTCTGGTGGTTGCCGCCTGCAGGTGGTTGTGAGCTGACCACGGCCGGCGTGCAGCTGGCCCGTGAGCGTGATGCCGAGAAGGCCCGTGAGCAGGAGCAGGCCGCATGAGCGCCCAGCCTGCCTACCGGGACGACTACGCCTACCTGCCGGTGCCGCCGCACTCGATCGACGCTGAGCAGTCCGTCCTCGGCGGGCTGATGCTGGCGCCGGAAGCGCTGCGCGATGTCCGCGACCTGCTGACCGAGCGGGACTTCTACCGCCGCGATCACCAGCTGATCTGGCACGCCATCTGCGATCTGGCCGACCGTGAACAGCCCTTCGACACGGTGCTGCTGATCAACTGGTTCGAGAACCAGCGGCAGCTGGAGTTGGTGGGCGACGGTGCGTACCTGGTCGAACTGGCCAGCACCACGCCGTCAGCGGCCAACATCCGCGGCTATGCCGAGGTCGTGCGCAACAAGGCGCTGCTGCGGGGCGTGATCGAGCGCGCGACCGAGATCACCAACGACGCCTACGGCACTGCCGACGAGGACGCCGATGCGCTGGTGGCAAGCGCCACTGCGAAGTTTGCCAACCTGAGTGTGCAGTCAGGCGGCAACGGCGGCCTGGTGATGGTGCGCAGCGATCTGCAGGGCATGTGGGAGGAAATGGAAGCCCGGTTCGAGGGCACCGCCGACCTGGGGCTGGCCCCGCCGTGGCAGAACGTGGCCAGGAAACTGCCCGGTCTGGAACCCACCGACCTGATGATCCTCGCGGCTCGGCCGTCGATGGGTAAGACGGCCAACATGCTGGAGTGGGTCTACAGCGTCGCGGCGCAGGGCAAGCACGCTGCGGTGTTCAGCCTGGAGATGGCGCGCAGGCAGCTGCTCGCGCGGCTGATGAGCATGCACTCGGGCGTGCCGCTGTCGCGCATGCGGGTGAAGGGCGAGCTGACCGACGACGATTGGCACAAGCTGAGCATCGCCCGCAACTTCCTGCACGGTCTGCCTCTGGCGATCGACGATTGCGGCTCGCTGCCGGTGGATTCGCTGGTGGCGCGCGCTTCCCGCATGCACGCCAAGGTAAAGGGCGGGCTCGGCGTCGTCGCGGTCGACTACCTGCAGCTGCTGTCGGGGCCGGCCAAGGCTGGCAACCGGACCGAGGAAGTCTCCTACATCTCACGAACGCTGAAGAAGCTGGCCAAGACGCTCGGCTGCCCGGTGATCGCGTTGTCGCAGCTCAACCGCTCGCTGGAGACCCGTACCGACAAGCGCCCGGTGATGGCCGACCTGCGCGAGTCCGGCGGCATCGAGCAGGACGCCGACGTGATCGCTTTCATCTACCGCGACGACTACTACACGAAGGACGCCTGCGGCGCTCCCGGCATCTCGGAATTCATCCTGGCCAAGAACCGGCAGGGCGAGACCGGTACCGCCTACCTGCGCCACCACCTCGAATGCAGCCGATTCGAGAACCACCACGGCGAGAAGCCGAACTACTCGCTGAAAACTGTTCTGCGCGATGCAGACGATGACAGCGGCGGCTTCGACGCGCCGCGCGATCGCCGCAGGAGCGGCAAGGACATGGCTACCGGAGAGCGCGCATGACACCGAACGAGAGGGCGAACTGGTGCATTCAGCAGGCCCAGGAAATCGAGGCAGGGCTGCCGCCGGTGGATGCCGATCTGGATCTGATCCCCATCGGCTACGCGATCGCCGGCTGGTGCAGGGGTATGGCCACCACCTTGGCTAAGGAAGAGGAGCGCGCCGCATGAACCTGGGAACCTTCATTCTTCGCGCCGGCAATGCCCGCGACCGTATGGCGGCTGCGTGGCACTTCGCCTGCCAGTTCCTGGAGCTGGGGCAGGACGTGCTGGTCACCGTGACCGAGTACAAGCCGGCCCGGTCGAAGGAGCAGAACGCCATGTTCCACGCCATCTGCGGCGAGCTGGCCACCCAGCTGAAGTGGGCCGGCCGCTACATAGACGCCGAGGGCTGGAAGCGACTGCTGGTCGACGCCTGGGCGCGCGAATCCAACCGCCAGCAGGGCGATGTGGTGCCGTCCCTCGACGGCGCCAGCATCGTGAACCTGTCCATCCAGACCCGGCGCATGACCGTGGGGCAAATGGCCGAGCTGATCACCTTCGCGCAGGCCTGGGCCGTTGAGAACAACGTGCGCCTGAGCGACCAGGCCCCGAAGCGACTGCAGAGGTATGCAGCATGAGAACCAGTGACATCAGCGGTCGACTATCCATGCATCAGCAAAGCGAGCCAGTGCTTCTTCTTCCACTTTGCAATGATGGTCTGAGCTTCCTGGAACGATGCGCCTATTTCGGCAGCAGCCTTCTTCGTGCTTTCGGCATTCTGCACACGGTGCGTGCCTCCGGCAGCCAGGCTGTTCCAAACGACATGCAGGACCCGCGCTGCTTCGATAGATCGTCCAAGTGCAGGGATGTAGCTGGCATCAGTAGCGCTGTCCTGAACCATTGCCTCGCATGCAGCTTTACTGGTCTCGATGTCGGCTTTGGCGGGAAGTGGAGCCGCCGGGTCGTCAAGAACAGCAACAAGGCGCGTGGCAACGCCTTGAAGGTTCTGGAGACGAGAGACAGCCGATCGCATTCTTTCGAGATCGTCCAACCTCTTCATTCGCACTGGGATGTAAAGCGCGAGGGCGATACCAACCAGTGCGGCAACAACCTGGATCCAGGACGCCCACTCCGACTGCGAGAGGCAGGGCCATCCCAGAAGGTCAAATCTCCAGCAAATCATTGGCTCGGGCTGCATGGGTCCTTCCTTGGCGATAGGGGGGAAGCATGAAGCGCGGACGCAGCACCAGCAAGCCCACCGTTGAGCAGCAGCAGCGTATGGACGCCATCAAGGACATCGGCTGCGTGGTCGCATATGCCTTGGGCATGGGCTACATCCCCTGCGAAGTGCACCACCTGACGGTCGGCGGCAAGCATGGCCAGAAGCGGCGAGGCCACGACTTCACCATCGGCCTGAACCCTTGGTCGCACCGCGGCGAGCCCTTCGGCGGCATGGATGCGGAAACCTGCGAAGCGCTGTTCGGGCCGTCCTACGCCAAGCAGCCGCGCCGGTTCCGCCAGGAGATCGGCAACGACGACTACCTGCTGGACCTGCAGAACACCGCGCTCGATCAGTACTGGGGGAGGGTGCGGCCATGGCGCGCAGCCTGACCTTCGGCATCGACCCCGGTCTGACCGGCGCCATTGCCACGCTGGTGGACGGCGAGGCCGGGCCGGTGATCGACACCCCCACCATGGAAGTGGACGGCCACACCGAGCTCGACGCGCGCGCGATGGCGATGTTCATCCGCGCCGCGAGGGAAATGAACCCCGGTGCCCACGTCTCGGCCTGCATTGAGCGCGTGCGGGCCATGCCAGCCAAGGGCCGTAAGCAGGGTGCGCAGTCATCCATGAACTTCGGCGACACCTACGGCAAGGCCAAGGCCGTGCTGGAGCTGCTGGGCATACCGACCACAAGAGCGGAGCCGGCCAGCTGGAAGCGGTCCTTCGGGCTGCTGAAGCAGGAGAAGGACGCCGCCCGCGTGCTGGCGATCAGCCGGTTCCCATCAGCCGCGCCGTCCCTGCGCCGCAAGAAGGACAACGGCCGCGCCGACGCGCTGCTGATCGCCCTGTGGTTCGAGAACACCCACCTGGCCTCGCACATCACCGACGAGGCCTCAGCCTGATCCCGACGAACCCCACCGGGGGAACGACCATGCGCAAGAAGACCGACAACCAGACGACCAGGCAGGCAGCACCGCACCGGCAGTTCCGCCGGTCAGCGGTTGGCCTTGCCGTGGCCAGCGAGGCGGACGTGCTGGTGGTGGCCAGGAAGGTGCTTTCCCGCGTGCGTGACATCCGCAATGCCCAGGGCGAGGGCAGCTACGTGTTCGGTGACCCGGCCTGCAGCATCTTCGCCCTGCGCATCGGCTCGGCAGCGGGGGAGGGCATGCTGCGCGAACACCCGGACTGGCTGTTCGGGCTCTACGGCGCCGACACCGCCGACGGCAAACGGGTCAGTTTCCCCAGCCCGGAGCAGATCGCCGAGGACCTGCGGGAGCACTACGGCTGGGAGCAGCCCGAGCCCATCCGCTGGCCGATGCAGTTGGAATTGTTCGCTGCTGCCTGATCGCCATTGATCGGAATGCTCAGGCTGGGATAACAGCAGCATGAGCGACCGCCAGACGCCATCCAGTCAGGAAGCCACCCGGGGCGAGTACCGGGACGACCAGCACGCAGGTGTCGACAACAGCGTGCAGCCGACACGGGGAATGCCGCGTTGCGGCGGCCATGGGGACTTGCCTCTCCATGGTGACGTTCATGCCCCTGGGAATCGGCAGCCTCTACCAGGTGCGCAGGCATGCGCGTCCTGACCCCGAAACAGGAATCCTTCTGCCAGCGCTACCTCGAAACCGGGAACGCCAGCGAGGCCTATCGCCTGTGCTACAGCGCCGAGAAGGCCAAACCCGAGACGGTGAACCGCTCGGCGAAGGAACTGCTGGATAACCCCAAGATCGCCGCAAGGCTCTCCGAGCTACGTGCGGAGGCCCTTGTAGGGCATTCGGTGACCGTCGCCAGCCTGCTGAGGGAGCTGGAAGAGGCCCGGCTGGTAGCCATGAAGAAGCGCCAAGGCGCGGCCATGGTCCAAGCCACGATGGGCAAGGCAAAGCTGGCGGGGCTGGAGAAGGGCGGCGACCCGGACGACACCCCAACACCGGCCTCGGTGACGGTAGAGGTCAAGAGCGGGCGAAAGAATGCCAACCCTTAACGAACCGCAGGCCGCGTTCCTGCAGCTGCCGCACAAGTTCCGCGCCTTCGTGGGTGGGTTCGGCTCGGGCAAGACCTGGGTTGGCTGCGGCTCGCTGTGCAGCCACGTGTGGACGCATCCGCGCGTGCCGGCCGGCTACTTCGCCCCCAGCTATCCGCAGATCCGCGACATCTTCTATCCGACGATCGAGGAAGTGGCGTACGACTGGGGCCTGCGCGCGCGCATCGTGGAGTCGAACAAGGAGGCCCACCTGTACTCCGGCCGCCAGTACCGCGGCACGATCATCTGCCGGTCGATGGACAACCCGGCCAGCATCGTCGGCTTCAAGGTCGGCAAGGCCCTGGTCGATGAGATCGACACGCTGAAGAAGCGGAAGGCCCAGGACGCCTGGCGCAAGATCATCGCCCGCCTGCGCGTGAAGGCCGACGGCCTGCAGAACGGCATCGACGTTACGACCACCCCCGAGGGGTTCAACTTCGTCTACGAGCAGTTCCACCAGCTGCCCAGCGAGAACCCGAAGCTACAGGCGCTGTACGGCCTGGTGCACGCCAGCACCTACGACAACGAGGCCAACCTGCCCGACGACTACATCCAGTCGCTGTTCGAGAGCTACCCGCCCCAGCTGGTGCAGGCCTACATCGACGGGATGTTCGTCAACCTGACCACCGGGTCTGTCTACCCGGCCTTCTCCCGCACGGGCAACAACACGACGGCCCAGATCCAGGACGGCGAAGCGCTGCACATCGGCATGGACTTCAACGTGCTGAACATGACAGCCATCGTCTGCGTGATCCGCGACGGCGAGCCGATGGCGCTGGCCGAGCTGACCGGCATCCGCGACACCCCGGCGATGATCCAGGCGCTGCGGGATCAGTACGGCAACCACCGCATGACGATCTACCCGGACGCCAGCGGCGACAGCCAGCACACCAACAACGCCAGCACGTCGGATCTGGGCCTGATCCGCGCCGAGCGGTCGATGACGATCGTGGTGCCGGCGGCCAACCCGCGCATCCGCTCCCGCGTGGTCAGCGTCAACGCGATGATCCTCAACGCCAAGCGCCGCCGCCGCTTCCTGGTGAACGTGCGCAACTGCCCGAAGCTGACCGAGGCGCTGGAGAAGCAGCCGTACGACGCCAACGGGCTGCCCGACAAAACGACCGGTTTCGACCATCCGCCGGATGCCCTCGGCTACTTCATCCACAGCAAATTCCCCGCCGCAGTAAGCGCGCGCGACCGACCGTCCATTGAACGGCCTCGGGTGCTGGTGCCCCATAGCCGCCAGTGGTTGGAGCATTCCGACCAGCCCTCACTCGCCGAACGTAGGAGATCCGCCCTGTGACCATGCCCACCGCCGACAGCTTCACCGACGCACTGGCGGCCGAGCAGGCAGCCGACGCCGAGCGCGAGGCGCAGGCCCAGGCGCTGGCACAGGAAGAGGCAGATGTCGCCAACTGGCACAAGCGCATCAAGGAATCGCGCGAGTTCGACAAGCACGCCCGCAAGGGCTATGCGCTGGATCGGCGCTACTGCCGCAACCAGGTGGATCCGGTCTATGACGTGAGCGTGCCGATCGCCGGCACGTACGTGAACCTGCTGACCTCGTTCCTGTACGCCCGCGACCCTGAGCCGGCCGTGCAGCCCGCCGAGTCGGTCGGTTCCAGCCGGGTGAAGCTGGCCAAGCAGGTCGGCCGCACGCTGGAGATCGTCATCGCCTCGCTGTGGAAGCGCGGGCGCTTGAAGCACGCCGCCGACGCCATGGTGCGTTCGGGGCTGAGCATCGGCATCGGCTGGATCAAGGCGGCATGGCACCGCGAGACCGAGCGCGACCCGACCACCGATCAGCGCATCGCCGACCTGCGCGCCAAGCTCGAAGCCCTGGCGCTGATGGAAACGGAGCTGGCCGAGGGCAACGCCGCCAACCCGGACCTGCTGAAGGCTCAATACGAGCAGCAGATGCAGACGCTGGAATCGCAGGTTGAACACATCATCTACAACGGCCTGGTCTTCGACTTCGTGCGCGGCGAAGACATCCAAGTGTCCATGGACGTGGCCACCCTGAAGGACTACGCCATCTCGCCGTGGATCGCCCACCGCACCTTCATGCCGTACGACAAGGCGCAGGCCACGTTCCCGGAGCTGCGGGACGACCTGGGCAAGGCTGAGGCCTACTACCACGTGCAGCCGGAGAGCCGTACGCGCGAAGGTGGATTCGCCCCGGCCGATGGCGTGGTGAGCGACAGCGATGCCGAGGTGTTCCGCAGCGCAACGGCAGCGGGGCAGGGCAGTGACGCCGGCCCGCGCTTCCTGTGCCTCTGGGAGGTGTGGGACCTGACCACCAACCTGGTGCGCACCATCACGCCCGGGCTGCGCCGCAACCTGCGCAAGCCTTACACCCCCGACCAGCGCAGCACGCGCTTCTACCCGTTCTTCCAGTGGGCGCCGCTCTGGGTGGATGGGGAGCGGCATCCGCAATCGCTGGTGGACCGCTCGCGCGCCCTGCTGGACGAGTACAACCGCACCCGCACCAACTACCGCGAGCATCGCCGCCGAGCCATCCCGAAGCTGGGCTTCGATCGCGGCGCTGTCGAGCCAGACGATGCGGCGAAGCTGGAGGGCGCCGCAGTCGGCGAAATGGTCGGTCTGGACCTGAAGGGGCAACCCACCGGCAACGTGCTGTTCCCCATCCAGTACAACCAGATCGACGCCGCGCTGTACGACACCGCGCCGATCCGCGCCGAGCTGGAACTGATCTGGGGCATCCAGGAGGCGCTGTCCTCCAGCATCCAAACCGCCAAGACGGCCACCGAGGCCGACATCCAGCAGCAGGGCACCGAATCCCGCCTGGGCTACAGCCGCGACAGCCTGGACGACGTATTGGGCGAGATCGCGCAGTACACGGCCGAGGAATCCATGTCGCCCGCCGGCCTATCGCCTGAAGAGGTCAGCGACATCGCCGGGCCCGAGGCGCTGTGGTTCAACGCGCCGCTGCCTGAGCTGGTCTCCGCGCTGCTGAACGTCGACATCCGCGCCGGCAGCTCGGGACGCCCGGCGTCAAACCTGCGCCGGCAGCAGTGGGGCGCGATCCTGCCGCAGCTGCAGGAGGCCGTCGTCACCATCGGTCAGATGCGCGGCGCAACGCCGCTGGACATCGCCAACAGCCTGGAACAGCTGATGGTCGAAACCATCGAGCGCACCGGCGACACATCGATCGACGCCTACACCTTCATTCCCCAGGTGCCGCAGGTTGCGCCTGGCGCCGTGATCGATGCGCCGCCCATGCCCGGCATGCCACCTGCCGACCCGATGCAAGCCCTCCCGCCGGCCGACGCGCCGGTACCCACCGCAGCACCCGCGGGCGGCGTTGTCGCCCCGCCTCTCTGACCACAGGAGCAGACCATGAATGAACCGCGCGCAAGTATTCCCGCTTCCGAGTTCACCTTCGGCCTCGATTTCGGCAGCGCACTGGATCACTTGAAGAAGGGCCGCCGCTTGGCGCGTGATGGCTGGAACGGCAAAGGCATGTTCGTCTACTTGGTCCCCCCGGCCAGCTACGCGGTCCAGACCGGTGCAGCAAAGGCGCACTTCGGCGAAGGCTCGACGGTTCCCTACAACGCCTATTTCGCCATCAAGAACGTCAACGACACCGTCAGCACGTGGGTTCCCAGCGTCAATGACTGCCTAGCAGAAGACTGGCACGTCTTGAGCGACGAAGAAGCCCAGCTCCCTGATCACCCGGGCCTGGGCTGATCCCCAAGCCACGCCAACCCGCCGCCAACTGAGGTTCCACCATGCCTACCGAAGACCAGAACACCCCGGCCACGCCGGATACCACCCCGACCGACGTCCAGCAGGGCGATACCGGGGCGCCGCCCGTCGCCGACGGCGGCGACGCACCGCAGCCCGCTGCTGCTGAGCTGGATGCCTTCTCCGCCGGCGTTGAAGCTGCGCGCGAGCAGGAGGCCGGCGAGGACGCGCTGCCCGGCGATGCCCCGGCTGCAGCGGACGGCCAGCCCCCGCAGGACGGCGCACCGGCAACGCCAGCAGCAGATCCGAACGCACCGCCAGCAGCTGAGCAGCCGCCGGCACAACCAGCCCAGCCGCAGCAACCGACCGTTGATGACGAGGTCAAGCAGCTGGGCCTGAAGGAACGCGCGGCCGAGCGCTTCCAGGAGCTGCATACCCAGGCGCGGGATGCCCGGGAGCGGGTCAGTCAGTGGGAGGAAACTGTCCAGAGCACCGGCGCTACGCCGGAGCAGTTCGGCGGTGCGCTGCGCTACCTGTCCGACATCAACTCCGGCGACCCGAGGCGCATGGCAGACGCCTACGACCGGATGCAGGGCGAACTGCAGTGGCTGGCCCGGGAGCTGGGCCGCGAGGCGCCTGGGTTCGATCCGCTCAGCGTGCACCCGGACTTGGCCGGCCGTGTCACTTCCGGCGACATCACCCGCGATGTCGCGCTGGAACTGGCCCAGCACCGGCAGACCGGCCAGCTGCAGCAGAGCCACACCCAGGCGCAGCAGGATCGCCAACAGCAGGACGTGCAGTACCAGCAGGGTCTGGTGTCGGTGCAGCAGCTGGGTACGCAGCTCCGGGCTGGTGATGCGCAGTTCGACCAGAAGCTGGCGCTGCTGGCGCCGACAATCGACATCATCCAGCGCACGCTGCCGCCGGCGCAGTGGCAGACCGAGATCCACCGCGCTTACTTGGCCCTGCCGGCCACGGCCGTCGCCGCGCCAGCTGCAGCGGCACCTATCACCCGCAGTGCCCCCAATCCGGTCAGGGCCAACTCTGCCGCCCCGGTGGCGCCGAAGATCACTCCCGAGAACGCGTTCGACATCGGTGTGCAAGCAGCCCGGGCGCGCGGGCATTAACGGAGAAGGGGCCTTTCGGCCCCTTTCTCTTTAATCCTTGCTGGCTGGCGAAGCCACGACGAATAGCGGCTGCTGCTGGACATCTTTACCGTTCGAGTCGACCAGCCACGCCTCCCACTCGACGAATCGTCGTCGGCTATCAGCCAGGCCCTCTCCATCACGCTCGAATCCATCGATGCTGAAGACCCGAGGGAGACCGCGCTGCTCTGTGTAAATGTGGGGCATAACGCCGAGGATGAGCGAACCGAACCACGGATTCTTAGGTCCAGTCACCGATGCTTCAATGCTCTTGACGCGTGGAACAACCTTGAATCCGCCACCAATGTAGATGGCTTCGCCTGCCGGAGATGGAGCAAACAGCCCGGTGGCATCGCCAGAAAGACAGATTGCGGATTGCGAACCGCGGCCTTGGCTGGCATCGACGGAGATGAACCAGTTTCCATTCAAGAAAAAGTAATGGCCGGTCGGAACGGCGGATGCGTCAGCGACGCAGATAGCTGCTACGGGAAAACTCATTCCATTGCCCCTGTTTGTGGATAGCCGGCTTGCCCCGGCTCGCCGAGTGTACCGCCAGCGCCCATTGACGCGTCCACCAGCGCTGGCATCTTGACCACCGAGCGGCGTACCAGCCGCCCCGCGTGTGACGTAAGCCGGGTTCGCCGCCGGTAGCGCTGTAACGAGCCTCGCGCCCTCGGAACGCGGAAAGACCCTCAGCCCCTGCGGGCTGGCCATCTTTCCTTCCGAGGCCATTCCTATGCCACTTACCGCCGCACAACTGCTGTCTGGTGCCAATACCCAGCTGCAGTCCTACTCGAAAGAGGACCCGATCGATCAGTTCACCACCCAGCGACCGCTGGCCAACTGGCTGATCCAGAACAAGGTCGATTCGATCTTCGGCAACGGTGTCTACAACGAGAAGGTCCGCTACACCAACGACTCGAACTACCAGAACTACACCGGTGACGACCAGGTCACCTACAACCGCAAGAAGACCGTGCGCCTGGCGCCGTTCCAGGCGTATGAGGCCTTCGACGGCTTCACCCTCAACGAAACCGAGCTGGCCAACAACGGCATCATCCTCACCGACGACCGCAACGCGGTGATGACCGAGGCCGAGAAGATCCAGATCGTCAACATCCTGGACGAGAACTGGACGACCCTGAAGGACGGTTTCCAGGAAAACTGGGACATCGAAGTGCATCTGGACGGTGCAACCAACCCGAAGGCTGTTCCGGGTCTGGACGCGCTGGTCAGCACCACCCCGACCGTGGGCACCGTCGGCGGCATCGATCGCGCGGCCACGCCGTACTGGCGCAACTGGGCCGACATCGGCATCAGCACCGCCACCGCCGGCAACCTGATCTCGCACCTGGAAACCCTGTGGCGCAAGTCGATCGCCTACGGCAAGTTGGGTGCGCCCGACTTCATCGGGGTCGGTTCGGACATGTACGACGCCATCCAGGCTGACGCGCTGAAGGTCATGAGCCGCCAGATCACCATGGGCACCTCGGCCACCGGCGGCGTCACCCTTGACCCGTCCACCAAGGCTCTGGCCTTCAAGGGCGTGCCGGTGGTGTGGGATCCGACCTTCGACGCCCTGGACGACCTGCTGGGCACCATCGCGGTGCCGTGGAAGAAGCGCGGCTACTTCCTCAACAGCAAGTCGCTGAAGCTGCGCCCGGTGAAGGGCCGCTGGATGGTCCGCCGCACGCCGCCGCGCGTGTACGACCGCCACACCCACTACTTCGGCATGAC